AAAGGTTACGATGTAACACGGTAAATTTGCAACCACGTAAAGGAACTCGTGTACAAGCTCGTGATTATAGTCTTAAAGATGGAAGTCCAGCTTGTCGAGAAAAGTATCCTCAATGGGTTACCCATGGATACCGAGAACAAGGAACAGAACCAGTAGAATTAGGAGACTTCGAAACCGCGCAGGGAAATAGGTCAGACTTAAGCAAAGTCGCTGATCTGATTAAATCGGGCGCAACTGAGCATGAAATCTTCATGGAATGTCCGCAATCTTATTTGAAATATTCAGGTCATATTCGCCGCGGCATTAATTTAATGATGCACGACAGGCTGAATGAATATGTCGATTTAACAGTCAAAGTTTTTTATGGAGATTCAAGGACAGGAAAAAACAGGTCAATTTATAAAACCTATGGAGCACGTAATTGTTTTAGTCCCGTATGGAATGGTACCAAGTACTGGTTTGATGGATACACAGGCCAGAAAGTACTCGTCTTCGACGAGTTCATTGGTCAGGCCACGCTTCCGATGATGCAGAAATTAATGGATCATTATCGGCAGCAAGTAGAAGTTAAAGGTGGTTTTGTTGTGTCAAATTGGGACACAATTATTTTAACTTCAAATTTACATCCTGAGGAATGGTGGAAATATTATGATATTTACACGGACGAGCAAGAGCAAAGCATAATTAATAGGATCGACGAAGTAAAGTATTTCGAAATCGCTAAAGCCACAAAGCGAAAGACATGGACTTCAATTTCGAAAGGCAAGCAAAAAAGGGGAGCTAGTATTACCTCCCCACTTCTGTTCCTGTCGCGGGAAAATAAAATATTTACCAAAGAAAAAGATGGTACGCACATTTAATAAGAAGGTTTATAAATCTTATAATTTTAAAACACGTCGTGGTGTAAGGCATTACAGAAAAAAGGGTAAGTCCAAAGCCGCACGGTTGAAGGACTCAAAAATAAACACCCTTGAGGAAAAGGCAGCTCTTCGTATAGCCAGGCAGCAACTTGTTAAAGCGACGCAATATTATGTTCGCAGAAGCGTATTTATAGGAGCAGGGTTTACTCATTGGTCCGAAAATGATATGTGGCCCGATATTTCACAAAGTGTTCGCATTAAGCCACAGGATTTTTATTACACAGAGCAATGTGCTATTGGAGGCTATTTAGCCTCGGACCTTTCGGACCGTCTCACGGGACAAGGGACCGTTACGACTGCACATTTTAAAGATAGGAGCTTAGCTCTGCATCTGAAACAGTTGAAGTTTAAGTTCCGCGCACTGAATGTTGGTCTTACTAAAGCGACCTTAGATGTTTACATTTTTCGTGTGCCCTATAATAAAGAATGGCTTGCTGTTCAAGCATCTGTAGCGGTACAACCGTTTGATGTATCGGACCGCGATAATCCAAAGCCTCAAATGTCTTGGACAAAGCCGCTTACAACATTTAATACCATATGCCCCGAAGCGTTGGCTGAGTGGAAACAAAGCAATATTGGACCTACGATAGGTCCTCCTTCGGTGTCTGGAATTGAACACCATTTAATTGAGCACAAGCGTTTTGTTCTTCCTGTTGGTCATATGATAGATACCACAGGGTCTGCTTCCAATCGTGTGAACACGGAGCCCTGGCGTGAACTTACGGTCCAAAAAACGTATGCAGGATTGGGCAGAAAGGAAGATTATGAAGTCTACGGTGAACCCGTGCCTACAGCAAATTCATTTGTTCGTCTTCAAGGAAGGCTTTCAAATAATCGTTATTATTTGTGCATTAGATGCGACCAGCTTTGTTATCTTCATGGTGCATTTCTGGTAAGATTTTGTCGCGGCAAGAATTTTCCTGACCAGGTCATTTTTGACGCGGAGGCTCCAGGGCTCCCCGTACAGCCAAATCCGCCGAATCCATAAAAATTTCAGCTTTACGTCTATGAATGGAGCTCTATCCCGCCAGGCTCATAAAAATTTTCAATTTTGAGGGCCAACCAGGGCGGTGGGCCAAGAAGAAAATATTTTCGATAATAAATAATGGGCTGCTTACCTAGTAGCTTACGACGATTCGTCGACCATGTTGAAACCCTGCGCACCATGAAAATAGGACCCCAGGCAGTGACTGGTTGGCCCTATATTGCACGTTTCCGAATCACGCAGTTAAAAAAAAGGTTTTCTGCCCAGCGAGAAGTCTCTGGAGGGGACCGCACGGAGCGAGAGCGGAGGAGGACGCGTGACAGTAGCGTACGAGCGCAGGCCCCATATTAAAAATAAAACCTCATCCCATTAGGATTCCGAGCATGAATCGGGACCTGTTCGGGATTGGAGGTTGCGTAGCACCTCCTACGCCAAAGGCGCCTCTTGCCTATATTTATATGTAACGTTAATATAAATGGGCAAGGATTCTAGAGTACGTCATTATGTTATTACATGTTGGGACACCACAGTATATAAGCTTTGGAAAAAGTTAGACCTAACTGAGACCACGATTCGTTATTTAAGCTATCAGTTCGAAAGAACCCCTGATACAAATAAGCGACATGTCCAGGGATACGTGGAATTTTTTAAGCCTATCAGTTTGGCTCAGGCTAAAAAAAGGTTACGATGTAACACGGTAAATTTGCAACCACGTAAAGGAACTCGTGTACAAGCTCGTGATTATAGTCTTAAAGATGGAAGTCCAGC